AGCACCGCCGCCGCCAATTGATTTTGTGTTAGCATTGTTCATTACATTACCAGCAGAAGATGGAACAAATAATTCAGGTCCACGTTCACCAACTAAATAAGGTTGATTTGAATTTACATTACCACCAGACGCTCTGCCGCTTAAATTCATTTGTGGTAATGGTACATATCCTGTTACACCGCCAAAAATAGCGTTCATCATTTGATTTATAAAAAATAATTCAATTGCTTTTGCCAGCATTGTTTTAACAAAACTTTTAAATATATCCTTTAAACCATCTAAATTCATTTTTCCACTTACCATCATATCTGCCAAAGAATTTGAAAAGTTTTGAGCCATAGTTGCAACTGATGAATTAAATGTTTCCATTATTGGTGTTTGTGTTGTTAAACTTTCACTCAAAATTGCCATAGCTTCTTTAAATAATTCAGCATCAATTTTTCCCATAAGAAATGCTAATCTTAATGCTTCCATTTGATCTTTTGTGGCTTTTAATGGGTCAACCAAATTTTCAGCCATTTCTTTTGTTTCAGCAAATTTTTCATTTAATGCGGCAGAATGTTTAACAGCTTCAGCTTCAACAGCAGATTTATCTGCTATTTGTTGCTTAATCATTGCAATTTTATCAGTTGCGGCTTGCAATAATTCTAATTGCCTAAAACCTTCACTGCCCAATGTGCCTTCTATAATTGAACCATCTTTACTAATATTTAATTGATTGAGTGTACCAGCGGCTTCTGCGGCATCAATAAGTGCTTGTGAATAGCCAGCCGCCAATAACCCTGCATCCCTAAATGCTTTAGCTTGTTTATTCATTTCAGCATCAAATTGGGTTGTGTCTGGCGATAATATTTCTGCCGCTTGTGCTGTATCAGCTTCCGCTTGTTGTGTTTTAATTAAATCTTCGAGTATTTTTTGTTGTTTTTTTAAATTTTCTGTTAATATTTCTCTTCTTTTTATCATGCCGTCTATATTATCGGCGGCTTTATTGTCACCACCTTCAGCTAAATCGACAACCCTTTTATATTCTTTTTCAAAATCAACTAAAGCTTGCTTTGCAAGTTCTACAGATTCTTCTACAGACTCTATGCTACTGGCTGGCTTATCATCAGAACGCAATGCACTAAACAATCCTCGCACTGCATCAGTTGCCACATTTAAAGCTTTAATTACTTTTGTAGCAATGGGTAAAAATAACATTCCTAATTCTGTAATAAATTCACTGAAATTAGCCTTCAATGCTCTTAATTCATTTGCAAAACTTGTTGATGTTCTGGCGGCATCACCTTGTGCATCTGTAGTGCCTTTCATAATCAAGTTCATTCTTGCTTGTACTTTTTCAGCATTTGAAGCGGCTCTTGCACCTCCTTCAATGCCCATTGTTAGCAATTCTTGATTTAATGTTGCTTCAGTTATTACAACACCAAAGCGTCTTACAGTTTCATGGTTTCCAACCAATGCACTTTGAAAAGCACGCATTGTATCAACTTCATTGGCATCATTGAATGAACCTACATCAACAGCCAATTTTGTCATTTCTACTGACAGTTTAGCCGCTTCACCTCTGGCAAACCCCATTGGAACAAAGGTATCTTGTAAACTAGAAGCCATACCTTCCAATGCAAAAGTTGATCGCCCAACTTCATTACCAAAATCATCTAAAGCACTAACAACATCATCTCTAAATTTACCAAAAACAACTGAAGACTTTCCTTGCATTTCTTCAGCACCAGAAGCCATGCCAATCATTTTAACTGTGGCTTGTGAAATTGCTCTAACCGCAACACCAGCTATTGCTATTTTAGCAACTTTTCCAATACGATTGAATGAACGCTTCATTTTATCAGCAGATTTATCTACTGTTTTTGTTGCGCGGCGCAAATCACGCTTTAAATCAGATATATCAGCTTCAATGCGAACTAGGAGTGTGTCTACAGTTGCCATTAGTCAGGATACCTTTCCATCATATCTTTAAGCTCTGATTTATCCAGAGGCGGCGGTGTTCCCCCAGAATGAAAATCAGCAAAACCTTCTGTAGCAGAAAAAAATTCCTGCAAACTCATATCCCAGAAATCTTTAGGTCTCATTTGCATTCTTCCTAATCCTATTTTCAGCCAATCAGACCAAGGTAATTCATCTACTGTGCTACCGCCGCTTTCACGTTTCCCGATTGATCGCCTTCAGGCATTAAAGCTTTAGTTAAAATTTCGCCAACTGCTTTCATTCCTTCAGCTAAACCAGCATCCCAAACCGCAGATTGTATATCTTTCAATGTAACATCATTTCCACCAGCCCTTACAACTGGAAGTAAAATTTGACATATTTCTGTTGTGGTAACATCTGCATCAGTCAATCTTGATAAAACTTTCATTATGCCACAACCACAAGCATGTTCAATTTTTGCCATTCCGTCCATTGTCACTCTGGAGTTCCATGACTGTTCCCCCAGATTTATCACTAACTCGCCCCTTTTTGGATTTGTCATTCTTGACCTCTTTCGCATTTATTAAAAGTATTTCGTTTCTTTGTGCTACATCTATAGCTTCTGTAACTTCCCAAACTACCGCACCCACCTTGAAGGTGTTTCCAACTTCAAGGCTTGAGGAGCAAGGTATAGAGAAGGTTGAGCCTTGAGCATGGCAAACGTAATTTTCACCATCTACATTAACAGTAAGTGTTTCCCAAGCCATGCTTAGTCTCCTTTATGCGGCTGTAAAGGCGAATGCACCACTATTTTCAAGTGTTACTGAATATGTAGCTTCGCCATTATGTTCACCAGTATATTCTAGTGATGCAACCATGAATTTGCCTTTGTATGTACCGAAATCAGGTATAACAATTTCAAAGTTTGCAAAGTTTGCACCGCCAAAAGCATTTTTAAGCGTTGTTTCTGAAGCCGCGTCTGTAAATACACCAGAACCAGAGACAGAACACGTTTGTATTCCACCATTTGCTAAGAGTTCACGAACCCCAGAGCTGTCTTTAGTTGTTACATCAACTGCTTCATCATTCATACTAATACCAGTTGAACGTAAACCGCCAACTGTTGTGTATGTATCTGAAGCTGGTGCCGCCGTAGCATCTGCACCAATTTTTAGTAGTAGGGCTGAACCTTTTTGAGCCGCCATGATTTATACTCCTTAGTTATCAAACAATACAGCGCGAAACCTCATAACTCCGTGCCGTGTAATTCCGTCTTGTTCCGCTAAGGTATTACTAAACTCCTGTCTAATATTAACCAAAGAGGCTCCTGTTACTGTTATAGCAGTATTGTGAAGCTTTTCATAGACCGATTGCATTATCTCTTTAATTTCTCGTCTGCCTCTATATTGAGACCAAACGTGCAAAGTGATTGTATGCTCAACTCCGTCTAATGTTTTTGTGCCATTATTGCTTGTAGTTTCTTCACCAATGACAACATATGGATATACAGAACCTTCTGGAACATCATCATAAATAGGTATATTAGCACTACTTACGCCTGTAACATTACCATTTAAAGCTGTAAAAATTGATTTTTGTAATTGCCACGAATGTAAAGACATTAAACACCCCTTGCTTTCAATTTTCGATACATAGATTTTATTTTAGGTCTATTTTCTTCTAAAGCTGGTTGCATAAAGGGTCTTGCACTCATATCTTTTGTGCCAAATTCTAAATATTCAGAATAATCTGCACGACTTTCTATATCACAACCCAATTTATCAGCGTCATAAACTGCAAATATATTGCTTGCTAAAAATCCTGTATCAGTATTTGGTGGCTGACCTTCTGCTGAAGCCGTATGATTTCCATAAGTTCTACCACCACCGCTTGAAGATTGTATAGATTTTACTGCTGTATTTCTAACCATTTGACCAGCCATTGATATAATTTGTTTTGTTAATTTATCATATTCATTGCTAACTGATCTGTATTTTTTATTTCTTTTAGTTACTTTCATGCTAATTTTCACGTTGCCACCCCCTCAATGCAAGTAATTTCGAGATACTTGTCTTTATTATCCACATTGATAACGCTTTGAATGTTAAATATTCTAGTAACTTCTTCACCTAAATTTACAAATTTATACATTAATCTATTAGAAAAGTTTAAATTTCTTCTAAATCTAATCTTAATAACATGGGTCATAGGTTGTTCTATTTGATCTCCAAACAGCCTTTGATTGCCAGATTTTGTAGTAATCGTGCCATATACAGTAGCAAATGTTGTCCAAGCAGTAATTGCACCAGAACCGCCACCATCTTGAGCAACAGTTTTAGACTGCAATTGTATTTTCTGACGCATACTACCTACACCCATTAGCTAATCCCCGACTTAAACATCTTGTCATACGCATTTGAGTTAAAGCTTAGAATGCGATATGGGTTTAATAATGATTGAATTATGGTTGGTTCTTTAACATCTTTATCATAATCGCCCCTATGCTCATACATAAATGTTAAATATTGCAACATTGCTACTCTAATTGCTTCTGGCACATCAGTAATATTGCTACCATATCCGCTAGTAAAATTAATTTCTAAGCCGTTTGCTGGCCTTAAATCTGTTGGATATGTGCCGCCAGTTCTCAAAACAATCTTTGCTGGCTGTGAAACTATATCAACATAATAATTTGAAGTATTCCAAACAGCTACAACATCACTATCGTTATAATATTTTATAGAGCTTACCGATTGAACAGGGCTTACAGGAAATTCAATGTAGTTATTATAATCAATAACATCAATTCCTGTTCTCATGCCTTCCCAAAGGGGATTATCTACCTGTGTAGCCCCATCTAAGAACATTTGCATAGTTCTGCTTATGAAGTGCCTTCCAGTGTAGTTTTCAGCCCATTCTCGTGTTGCTACAATATAAGACATGATTTGTGATTTATCTACATCATCATCAAGTCGTAAATGTTCTCTAGCTTCTACAACAGAAATAGGTTCTATTGATGGTTGTGCTACTATTTTTAAACCCGCCATATTAACCTCACGCTAAATCATTGATTATATCAACTTGAATGAAATCAGCGTTTGGAAATGTTTCCACTGCGCCATTATCATAAGTGATTTGAAATTCTGCTTGATAAGACCCAGCAGTATCAGTGTCTCCAGCTTGCCATGTATAACGAACAATACCAGCATCTTCATCAACAATTTCGGCTGTTGCGTTAATTTTTGGTGTCGTTGCTTTGTATTTTTTCATATAAAATTTTACTGTTGTAGCAGTTAAATCCATTACAGCACCATTTGCATCAGATAATATTGTTTGCAATATTGGGCTTGTATCATTTCTTTTTATTGTAAAAGGCATTACGCGGCCTCATTTCTACTGTTTGTGGTTAAAGCTGTATTTCTACTTGATGTTAGTGTTACTACACTTCTTGAGTTTTGGCTAACATTTACTATTCGTGGCAATCCAATATCAAAAGTAAGTATTGGTATTGTTGGTGCATTTGTAGCAATATTATTTGCATTGAAATTATAAATAAGCGCAAATGTTGGTTCTATTGCATCAGGTGTGCCAGTTGTTATGCCATTTGGTAATAATATATGACTTTGATTGAATGCAGAAGAATTAACATTAACAGGTAATGTAATAATATTATTTGAATTAAAATCATTATTTTCGGTTATATCTGCCGTACTAAGATTATGTGCGTTGGATATAAGATCAGCACCATCAATAATATGATGTTGTATAATAGAAACTGTATTTAAGTCTGGTGCTTGGCTATCAAGATTTGGCGTTGTAAACGTTTCATCTTCTTGCATCGTTACGCTTGGAACAATAAGAAGATTTAAATTTATATTGTTTGCGCTGAAAGCATTATTTTCAGTAATATCTGCCGTATCTAAATTAGATGGTGCTGTATTTAAATTAGCTGTTTCTAGCGTTTGCCCCTGATTAAATGCAGAAGTGCCTAGTATAACTTGTCCTGTGCTAAGATTATTAGTTAAAAGCACGCTAAATGTTGTTTGAGTTGCTGTATCTAGTGTTGGACTTTCAGTATTTGTATTTGGTGCAGAAAGTGTGTTTTCTTCAATAATATTAAAGGTATCTAATATTGGTGTGCCAGCACTTAATACACCTGTATTAAAGGTTTCATCTTCAGACATTACATTGTCTGGAACTTGTGTAGCACCAGTTGTAATGGCTACAGCATTAAAATTATTATTTTCAGTAATATTTGCTGTATTTAATATTGGCTGTTCTGTTGCAATAGTTGCTCCAAATACAATATGTGTTTGCTCAATTTCAGATGTATCTAAAATATGAGTAGTTTCAATATTTCCTGTAAACAATACTATTTCAGAATTTATTGATAAGCTTGGGATACTTACATTGCCAGTAGAAATATCTACAGCATCCATAATTTCTGTTTGTAATATTACAACAGTATTTATTGTTGGATTTTGTGTTTCTAAGCTGGCAGTAGCAAAATTATGCTTTTGAACAAGTAAAGATGTAGGAACAGAAGGATTAGATGTAGTAATACTTTGTGCATTTAATACACGATTATTAATACCATCATCGCCTAAAGGTGAAGCACCTAATGGAAAAAATGACATTATCTATCTCCTGTTCACTACATATTAATTTTACTTATAACATTTATTGAACATAACGTCTTTAAAATTATTTTTCTTCTACAGCGTCTTGTTCTTTTAAAGTATCGCCTAGCATTTTTTCAAAAGCATTTTTACCAACTTTTAATTGGTCTAAATTAAATTCAGCAGAAACTATTTTTTGCGCTAATGAATTTACATGATTTATTATGACTTTTTGCTGATCTGTTAGTTGATCTTCAGTGTATTCTTTGTTGTCAATCGTAATAACCTTTTTATCTTCAGCCATTTTGATCTCCTTTAGTTAAATTAAGTTATTCTGGCTTTATAGGCCAAGTAATAGTATCTGGAAAGCCTTCTTGTTCAGGTACAGCCCTCAATGCTTGACGATATGCTGTTTGTGCATCTGTCATGGTTAAATCGGTAGAAGCCCACCAATCTGTTTCTGTTAAAAGTTTATTTCTAGTTGCACGAGCTATAGCTTTGTTTCTATCTAAAACACTAAATTCAAAACTTATTTCTGGTATTGTCATTATTTTATCTTTCATTAAGCTGGAGTTAAACTAAACACAGTCATAAATAAAGCATCGCCATTAGTTGTGTTTGAAACACCTGTTGCTGTAATTGTACCTGTAGGTGCTTTACTGCTGAAAGAAGCAGTATATGCCGTTCTTAACATGTAACCACCACCGCCACTTTGAGTTTGTGCCGCCGCCGCGTCAAAAGACGTAACCGCACCAGTAATTCCTGACGGAGTTTGACCACTTGAAGATGATGCATATTGCACAATACCAACAGTAGCCGCACCTGAACTACCTGTCGTAGATGTAGATAAGGTATGTTGAGATATTGAGGTAGCTCCCGAAGCACCTATAGTATGATTAACTTTGTTAAAAGTAACTCCAGAATAAGAATAATTAGGTCTATATACAAATAAAGTTCTTACTCCATATGCGGTAACTGCGGCTTGTGCTCCAGTACAAAAATTTCCAACAGTTGTACTGCTTTCATTGCCAGCCGCAATTTTGTAGCTTAACGAACACGCACCAATATCATATTGACCTCCTGGTCTATAATACCACATACTACCAAGGCTTCCGTCAGTTGATGAAGTACCACAACTTGTAAAACCAGTACCAACTCCATTTGTACTTGGACCATAGCCATCAGTTGATCGAGCATTTACATACTGTGCCATAATTAACAAATCATTTGCTTGTATTCCTGAAGGGAAAGTATGATTTCTATCATTACCACTCATAGTTTCACTACTTCTTGTAACATAAGATGCATCAAGACCTTGTAACAATACATCATCAGACCTATCTGGATGCTTTATTAATGCTGGAGTAACAGATGAATCAAAAAGTGTACGCTTTGAAATAATAAAAGGTGAAGCGGATTTAAAAATTTCAGGTGCAAGGCTTACTAATTCTGTAGGCGAGTAAGCTACTTCTACAGTTGAATTATCAGATTTATAAGCCGTTAAGCCACTAGTACCATTTAAAACTATTTTAGCCATTACCTAATCTCCTTATAATATTGACCAAAAACCACCATGTGGTATGGTTACGCTTATTCCTGAATTTATTGTTATTTCTCCAGCGGTAAATGTATTTCGTGTACTGCTAAGAGTTTTACTAGATGATATAGCCCTAAGATTACTATAGAATAAATCATCATCACCGCCTCCTGATATTTCTGCCCATGTTAAACCACCAGTATTGCCAGATTGTGCTGTAAGAGCATAACCATTAGTAGGACTGTTCGATACTTTGAGATTAGCTTCATCAACTACATTATTGGCTATGGTTAATGAACTTGAACCCGTAACTTCCCCTGTATGGTTAGGGTGTGAATAGTTGTTAGCACTTGTGGCTATGCCATCTAACTTAGATTTAAGAGTAGTAGTAAAGTTTTTCTGTGTAAGGCCACCATCGCCAACTGAGTAAGTTGTGTTTGTATTTACAACAGTTTCTGTAGCAGATGATATTGCAGTAATATGTCCGTATGTATCTAATGTAATATCTTGAATATATGTACGACCAGAATTATTAACAGATGCTTGGGAAGATGTATCCGTATGGCTGAATGTTGTTCCAGAAAGCCCTAACCCACCACCAGCAGAATAAGTTGTATTGGTATCTGTTGATGATAATGTAGTTTGACCTGTGCTGTCATTATAACTTACACTTACATTTGAGCCACCAATAATATTTGCACCAATTTGATCTTCAACAAATTCTTCTAATCCGCTTATTTCAGATGCAGATTGATCTCCTGTTGCACCACTTTCTATTCCATCTAGCTTTGATTTAAGTGTTGTTGTGAAGTTCTTTTGAGTAAGGCCGCCATCACCTACACTATAAGTTGTGTTTGTATCTGTAGAACTGATTGTACCATTTGCGGCTATAGAAACATTAGTACCAGCAGTAAGCGCGGCAACTACATTCGTTGTATCTGTAACATCTGCACTGGTTTCTATTGAGTTTAATTTTGTATGGTCTGCATCTGTAAAATTATTTTGGGATAGCTCACCATCTTGCACAGAGTATGTCGTATTAGTATCTGTAGATGATATTGTGCCATTCGCCGCTATTGCAATGTTAGTGCCAGCAGTCAAAGCACTTACAACATTAGCAGTATCAGTAACATCAGCACTGGCCTCAATAGCATTTAATTTAGAATGATCAGCATCCGTAAATACATTTGAGTTTGTAGCCGCTTCAACAGCCGCCCTTATTTCTGCATCAGTTTGATCTGCTGTAGCATTTGTTTCAATTGTATCTAATTTTGTACCATCAGTAGCAACATCTCGACCATCAAAAGTTGAGTTGGTAGTGATAGCCCCTGTCATTGCCCCACCAGATAATGCAAGTGTTGCAGTTTCATTAGCTAATGGAATCCATGCGCCAGCATGTGCAAAGTAACCCTTACCTGTTCCATGAACATGAGCAAACATACCATGATATGTAGAAGCACTAGGCAAATCATTAGTTGAAGAATACACATTAGCAAATAGAACTTTATTTCCATTTCCATCTATATCACCACTCATTGTTCCACCAGCTAGGGGTAATTTAGTAGCAATAGAATTTGTTACTGTTGTGCTAAAACTAGCATCATCGCCTAAAGCCGCCGCCAACTCATTTAAAGTATTTAAAGTTGCTGGTGCGCTATCAGCTAAATTTGCAACCGCTGTATCTGCATATGCTGTATAATAACTACCATGTTGACCATCAAGTAAATCTGCATCCAAGCCAGATGATGCACCATCTACTGTTTTTATTGATGTTAATATTTGAGCCGATGTTTGATCAGCAGTTGCACCTGTTTCGATACCATCTAACTTTGCTCCATCAGTAGCAATGTCACGCCCATCAAATGTACTGCTAGTTGTAATTGCCCCTGTCATAGCCCCACCAGCTTTGGGGAGCGCATTATCAGCAGTTGTACCTTGAGCCGCTGTAGCATATGCCGTTGCGTCTGTGGTAGCGGCTGTGCCTAAACTTGCAACTTCTGATGCACTGATTATGCCATCATCTAAGACTGTTGCTAGATTACCAGAAAGAATATCTGCAAATTTTCTACTTTTTGATTTACTCATTGATAATATCCTTCTGTTTTAACTTTATTCTGGTTTAGTAGGCCAATCATTCGGGTCTATAATTGGATAATTTGAAATTGTTGTGGGCATATCTCTTATAGCTTGCCTGTAGGCAAGTTGTTCTGAGGTTGGAGTGCGATCAGATAAACACCAATGGTCTGTTTCTGTAAGAGCTATTATTCTTTCTTTTTTCAATAATTCTGTCGCTATTTCTTCTGAATTTGACATTTTGAATCCTTATGTACTTTTGTTTAATAGTAAATTCGCAAACTACCATTTGCACCATTTGCACCATCGCCGCCATTAGCACCAGAACCACCGCCACCGCCACCAGGTGCTTGACCAACAGAACCAGTACTGGTGCTACCACCAGCACCTCCATTGCCCGCATAAGTAGAAGTACCATTTGCTTTCTGCGAATTAGAATGCCTAAACCCACCAGCCGCACCGCCAAATACGCTGTGCCTTCTCTCATCCCCAGTACTGTCAATATATGAATAAACAGAACCATTGTGTTGCCAGAAAATAGAACCACCGCCAAAAGTTGAAAGCTCATTACCAAGAAGACTTGTATCACCAGAGCTTATCATTAGGTTTGTGCCTTCTTTCCTTGTTTGTGTATGAGTGTTACCATTATCACCGCCAAATGCCCTCATAACTCTTCCAGAAACAGTACATGAAGTAGTACCTCCTGAACCGCCACCAAGATACCAATAAGACCCCGCACCCCCTGCACCTATGGTATAACTAATACTGCTAGGTAAGTATTTCTTTTGAACATTAAACAATGTCGCAGTACCACCAGCACCACCTTTGTTATTGCCGCCATCCTTAGTACCACCGCCACCGCCGCCTACAAGATAAAATGTTACAAAATCATCATCTCCAATAGAACTAGGTACAGTCCAAGTACCAGAACCAGAAGTAAAATTTTGATTAGGACTACCCCAATTTACTTGGTCAGGTAAACCACCGCCAGCAGTTGTCCATTGAGCTGTACCAGCAGATGAATATCCAAGTACTTGTCCAGAAGAACCACCACTAGGAATATGGTTATTACCATTCCCTGTTGGATGAGAGTAATTGTTAGCACTAGTTGCTATACCGTCTAGCTTAGAGCCATCTGATGCTACATCACGTCCATCTACTGTACCGCCAACACTTATGTTGCCTGATAGGTAGAGGTCTTTGAAGCGAGCGCCTGAAGCACCTAAATCTTTAGAAGCGTCTATAGCGGCATTGGTTGTCATATTCCAAGGGTATATTTGACCGCTATCAAAAATTAAACCTGTTGTCCCTGTGCCTATTGTCATCAAGCTTGAGATAGTCCCAATATTACCTATAGTTGAGCCACTTCGCTTGAACGTAGCAAGATCACCGTCAGAGTTCATTCTGTTTAAAACCAAGGATTCAGACGCATTAGCTCCAGCGGTAAGTATACCCTCTTCTCTAAGTACTACACCATAATCTCCTGATGATGCGTTTCCTGGTCCATTGTATACAGTAGTACCCACCAACAAGTTGCCTGATGAGTCGATGCGCATACGTTCATCAGTTCCTTGCCCAAAAGCAAGTGGCTCACCAGAGAATGTTCTTAATGTCCATGTTGGGTTAGAAGCAGAAAGGTCAGAACATTTAATATTGAACGCTCCTGATGCTGACCTGAAAGTAGCTACGTCTACTCCTGAGCCGCTATTTCCACCGTAAACATGAAACTTAGTATCAGGCGAACTCGTACCAATACCAACGTTGCCTGACGAGGTTATGCGCATGGCTTCGCCTGAGATGGATTGTGGCCCTTCAATAACAAATCTAGGATCATTGCTTTCGTAATTGCTGCGGCCTGCGTAAAACTCAAGACTAGCCCCGCCATAAGTATCTGCGGCTGTTGCCTTAATGCCTGAGTAATGGGGTGCTGTGCCGTTACTGTCGATGCTTTTAAATGCAAGGCCACCAAACAAATCACCTGCTGTAGCAGTTGTGTCAGAAGAACCAATGATAACTTCTGCACCAGCATTACCAGATGTGCCTGTTATTTCTAATACTGTTGTACCGCTAACTGCTGTTGGCGAACTTGTCCCAATACCAACACGACCTGATGAGTCTATACGCATACGTTCTGTGCCATCTGTTTTAGAAGAAGCACCTGTACCAGTTTTAAAAATGTGATTTGCGTAAGTTCTGTAGTTTAGATTATTTGAACCAGAACTACCGCTAATAGTTTGATACAACGCTGAACCAAAACTAAGAACATCATTAACGTTATCATAAATCTTAACATCACCATCCACAGTCAGACCATCCGCTGTCACTGAGCCTGTTACGTCAATGCCTGTTGACGTTGTGGCGAGTTTGGCGGCATTATCATAGTAAAGAGTAACTGCGCCGTTGTCTTGGCAGAAAATATAGTTTTCAGCGTTATCCCAGCTATTAAGCTCAAGGTTTGCCGCCTGTATTCTAAGATTACCTGTTCCAGAATCTTGAATAATACTGCGACTACCATCATGGTAAATCTGTAGGTCAGAACCAGCACCGAATATGGCTTTGTTGTTATCGCCAAAAGTTACATTGCCAGTAATTGCACCACCAGCTAAAGGTAATTTAGTAGCTAATGCTGTTGTGAGTGTAGTATTATAGTTAGCATCATCATTGATAGCCGCCGCTAACTCATTAAGATCATTTAATGTACTTGGTGCGCCGCCAATAAGAGTTGTGATTTTATCAACTACATAAGCTGTTGTAGCTATCTTAGTGCTATCATCGCTTTCAGCTTGTGTTGTTGCTGTAGATAAACGAGCCGCTGGGATTGTTCCTGTAAGATTAGTTGCTGGAACGTCAATGCCAAGACCTTCTATATCAGCTTTAGTTTGATCTGCCGTAGCGGCTGTTTCAATTCCATCCAATTTTGTATGGTCAGCATCCGTAAATACATTACTATCCGTAGCACTTCCAACCAATGTTTTTATTTCTGCCGCCGTTTGATCAGCTGTTGCATTAGCTTCGATATTAGATAATTTTGTTTGTTCAGCATCGCTAAATTCATTTGTGTCGCTGTTGCTTTCATATGCAACTTTAATTTCTGCGGCTGTTTGGTCTGCTGTTGCCCCTGCCTCAATACCATCTAGCTTTGAATGATCTGCATTTGTAAAGTTATTTTGAGATAATTCGCCATCTTGTATTGAATAAGTTGTATTTGTATCCGTTGAAGTAATCGTACCATTAGCGGAAATTGTTATATTTGTTCCAGCTATTAAAGCGGCTACAACATTGGCTGTATCTGTTACATCTGCACTTGCTTCTATTGCATTGAGCTTAGTGTGATCTGCATCTGTAAATACATTGCTGTCGCTTGCGCTTTCGACCAAAGCCCTAATTTCTGATGCAGTCTGGTCAGCTGTCGCTCCAGTTTCTATTCCATCTAATTTAGTGCCATCTGTGGCAACATCCCTGCCATCAAAGGTGCTATTTGTAGTTATAGCTCCTGTCATTGCA